TGACATCATGATTAACAGTCATGCGGTTTATTTAAAAAAAGTCAGTGTTTATCGGTGTTTTCGGACTTTCAGAATGTTGTCTGTAGTAAATCTGTAGTAATTCTCGCAATTAAAAAAATATTTACTTTAAACAATAACAAATAACAAATTCCCCTCACTCGCTTTTTTACGGCGGATGAGGGGGATTTTTTTTGCAATTATGTGTTTGTCAAGACATTAAAAATGTCCTTTAGGTTTTAATCAGCTGAGTGCCTTTTTTGCGTTGGCGATTTTGCTGTCTTTTGCTCGAATACCGTCATTGATAAGATGATAGATAGCATTGATTGTCTTCTCGCCGACAATGCCGTCAACCGTGACCTTACCTGCTCTCTGTGCTTCTTTGACGGCCTTCAAAGTGCCGTCGCCGAAACCGTTTGAATTATCGACTTTTGTTTTAATGATTTTCATGTTGTATAAAGTAATCAACTGCTTCTTAAAAGCAAGTGTTGCCGTATTGTGTGCGCCGTATTTAATCATTTCCTCATTCTCCTTATTTGATGTTTTACCGCCGAGCTGTGCGGTTACTTCGTCTGCAAGATTGCCAAGCCTGTTATAGAGCCAGTCACCTGGGCAAGATTTATTTGCAAACCACCTATGTACAGTCAAGACCATTTCACCTGATTTTGGCGAATAATTTAGCGTCTTGTCCTCATTATCGAACCAAAGCAGTTTAGTCTTGCCGTTACGCTTGCAGATGTCAACGCAGAGTGCAACGAGTTTGTTGTAAACTTTACTATTCATCGTGTATGGCGCGGTTGTATCGCTTGCACACTCGATTGTGACTGCACGCTGGTCATTTGCGTTTGATGAACTACACCAAGAGCGGTTGCTCTCATCGACACAGAGCAACACTCTGCCGTCATAGCCGATTCCGTAGTTACAGCTTGCCTCACAAGCTGTGTTCTGAAAAATGTTTCCGAGTGTTTCAACGCTACACTGACCGACTACACAATGCGGAGTAATGCGGTCAATACTGTGTGTTCTTTTGCCTGAATGATTAGGGCTTTTCTTAGTGTAGTTTACAAGTTTTGAATTGCTCATAATTATTCCTCACTTTCGTTTTTATTTTATGCACTCCCCACTTTTACTACATTTTTTATAAATAATATGGTATAATTCATAATAGAAGGGAGGTGAATCATATGGAGTTGATTTTAAAAGAAATTGAACGGGCATTAGACGCTAAACTATACTATTTAGCGTTGCAAGCTTCTCTAACATTGCCCGATATTTGTGGAGCACTGCAATCAGATGACGGCGTAGCAAAAAATTATAAATATATTGCTTGGTATGACACTTACGCAAAAGAACCGGGCGATCTATCTATTTCCGGCAAGGATTGTTACCATTTCCGTTGTTCATATGTGCATCAAGCACTAACCACACATGAAAAATCTTCATATTCACGAATTATATTTTTAGCACCAACTTGTCAAGGCATAACTATGCATAACAATGTTATAGATGGTGCCTTAAATATTGATGTTGAGCGTTTTTGCAATAATATTCTTAATGCAGTACGCAAATGGCAGAAATCAATCAAAAATAATGAAAACTATAAAAGAAATTACAAAAATCTCATTAAACTTTACCCGGATGGACTTCCACCATATATAACCGGCACACCAGTAATTTCGTAACAATAATCTAAAAAACATAGATAGTCCAGAAGAAATTTAATTTTCAACTGGGCTATCCTTTTATTTTAGTTAGTTTTCCGAAACTTCGGGCAAACCTGCAATGCTTGTCAGCACGGAAAGCACGCCTGCCAAAAGGCTTGCAGAGCCTACTGCGAGCCAATTTACATCCGTCATAACGGCAGATACACCGATTGTTGCAACAGCAGTCTGTGCAACGGTCTTAATCGCTCTGACCGCCGTAGCTTTCGCCCAATTTCTGTTAAAAATCTTTTTCATTTTCTTTCCTTTCGTTGTTTTTTTCAAGGTCTTCAATTCTGTGATTTGCGACCTTAATTTCTTCGTCAACAACCGCATTGTGCTGCTCAATTGCATATGTGCGCTCAATGAGATTGTTATGTTTTTCAACTTTCTTTTCGAGCTGTTCGATTCGATAGTTTGACATTCGGTTGCTTACACAAATACCTCCAAGAGTGCCAACTAAAGTACCAAACAGTGATATAACCGATACAATTACTTCGGTTGTCATTTTATTCGGCCTCGCTTTCTATCGTCCCATTTGATTTTATCCATCTTTAGTTAATTTTCGCTTTGCATGAGATACATTAAACATCTTAATTCTGCATCCCCATATTGAGAATAGCCTTCTGGGGCAGGATGCACATCATCCGTAATCATCTCAACCGTATTTGTAGCATAGATATTTGGTTTTGTTGCCTTTTTTCGCATATTGTTATAACTGTCAAACTGTGATGCAGTATGAATAAAATGTACAAAAGAAAATTCATCCTCGAATGACTTGTACAAATCATTTAGCTCCCACACAAATTTATTTCGTGCTTCATAAGGTAAATTTGGATGCATATTTCTTTCTGCTGTTGTAGATACATGATATCCAACCAAAAGAACATGGCAGTTTGGATATTGCTCATGTAATCTACCTATAAACTTTCTCGCCTTTCTTTCAATAGCAGATATTCCTTCTGTGGCATAATCCTTCCATGTAGTATTCCTCATGTCGTAATCATTCCAGCCAATAAGGGCAACCACATAATTAATAGTTTCCCCATTTCCATATTTTTGCATAAAATAATTAAAATCAATGTCGTTGGTATTTGGATTTCACAGATGATTTTGTCCGAGGTTACTTGGCAAGAGCGCAGGGTCTTTGGTGTAATTATCCCAACTATAGCCACCTGTTGCTGTATAACGATTTTCACTATCGTCAAGATTCGTGTTCACTCCTACGAGTTTTGTATTCGTTAAGCCATAGCCTTTTAATTTGTCTTTCACATGTTTTGAAATATATCCCATTGCTGTTAGAGAATCGCCCAAAAAACATATATTGCGTTTTTTGTTAGCTATTTTAGTTTTATCTGACATGTAAATATTGATATATTGATAACTTAATGACTTCATATCTAAATCATAAAGTCTCAAACAAGGTGCAGAGGTGAAAGGTTCGTAATTGCCTAACTTATCTCCACTTACGGAAGTTGGCACTTTAAATACCAACTTTGAAACATAATCACTTGTGTAACCCGGATTGTTATTCAACGAAATAAGATAATCACCCTCGGGTTTTGAATAATTACCATATTTTTTACGAATCATTCCGTGTCTAAATAACTCCAATGGCTCGCCTTTGACTAAATAGTAATTTTTTCCGACATCAATTTTCACATCATCAACGATTTGCTGTCTTGTAATATTAATCCATGTATAGATACTTGGAATAACATTCAAATAGATTTTCATTTCAGGAAGAACGTCAAGTCTATACTGTAAACGCACTAAATTGGCATTTGGATAGTTTGAAAGCATAACGGTCATGCGTTCTGAATCAACATTTGCAATCACTTGCCTGTTCAAATATGCCTTATTTTTGTCATACAAAAACATAACGGCATTGCCTGATGGAGAATTACCATTGAATATAAATTCAATTTTCTCAATAAGAGCATTGCCTTCTGTATCTTTAACAGGAATAAAATCGCTTATCATAACATTCTTAGAAGAAGCAAATTCATATCCGGTATTTCCGTTAATTTGATAATTCTTAATTAACGGGAAAATATCTTCTACATCAATTTTATTTTTTGTATTTAATAAAAAAGAAGGTTGTGTAAATGACGCTAATTTATTCAGCTCCTTAGTAAGTGCTCCTGATTTAACTCCAGATACAGCACATAAATTAGCAATGCTAACCGGGAATTTAGTTCTGTCTGTTTTTTGAAGCATAAAGCGATAAAATGGACTATTAGGAATAATTACAAATTCTTTTGTTGCACCATTTGCTACAATGCCTGTATAGTTTTTGTCCGCATCATACTTATAAATATATACTTTACAGCCGTTTTGAGGTGTAATGTATATAGGGTCATTTCCAAGAATAGAAACAGGTATGAAATCCGTAATAGCATTGTTTTTAGTCTTACCTACATTTCCTGTAGCACTATCAATGATACCTTCCATCCACTCTAATTCTAATACCTCGAATCCAACAGATTTAACTGTCGAATTTAAAATTTGTGGTATATCACCTGTATTATTCTTTAACTCACTTAACTGAGCGAGTGTAGTACTTTTATCTGCTTTGCTCGCAAGGCCGTTGCTCATATCAGTTATGTTAGCTTTGTTTTTCAGCGTTGTCTCAGTGCTTTGCAAACGGGAATTAATCGAATCAATGTCGCTTTTGTCAGCTTTAGTGGACACAGACGAATCAATCCCGTCAAGCCTTGCTCCGAGCGAACTCTGACCGCCTCTTGCCGTAGCAACCTCTCGGCTGATTTCGGCAAAACTGCCAGCACTGTTGCTGTTTATCTTGCTGTTTTCAGCGAGGCTCGGAGTTACCATAACTTTTAAAGTTAGCGGCATGTTTAACACCTGCGTTTCGCCGTTTGCAATCTTAATTTCGATTGCCAAGAAGCCCGACATAGACTTGAAATTTTCGAGCGGAACAGTAATAACATCTGCCGTGCTGTTCAGGGTGCAAGCGACTGAATCTGAAATTAAATATCCGTCCGTCGCAAATGTTGCTGTTACTGTGCAATCTACAAAAGTCAATTTTTCACCGCTGGCCGTCAATGTTACATCGAGATAGCGGACCGCTTTGTCATTTACATTTGCAATTGCAACAACATTTGGTGCATTTCGATTATTAACATCAATCGTAATTGATTTATGTGCTAAACTAATAGCCATTATCTTTTAAACCTCCTTTGGATTTTTAGTAAATCAGACATCGACATACTTAAGTCGCCGATTGTAATTTCTTTGTATTTCTGAGACACGCTATCGTAAACCGTTTTTGAAATTCTTCGGCTAAGATTCGTGCCGTCTGGCATTACAACTGTCACTTCGTCATAAAGTTTGATTGCGTGCATTTTAGTAAGCTCATTTTCGAGAGTTACTTTTATGCTCAGTGTTTCCGATGTTTGTTCCGTCGAATAGTTATAATCAGCAACCGCATATCGCAAGGCATCTCTGACTTCTTCGTAGTTTTCGCCGGTGCTTGGATTTAAAGTATATTTTTTGATTTTACTTGTGCAGTCGTATAAATATGTGTGTTTTATGTTCCGTTTTAATCCTGTTTCATACGGTTCAAAGCTTG